CGCGCTCCGCGTACGAAATTAAAGAGGACGTACTCGCCGAACCGGACGAAAGACGATTCTTTAACCCCTTCCTAGAACTCATGAAGAACGACGAATTTAATAGGGACTGGTACATGAAGCCGGACGTAGAGGTCGTGGATTATCTCATGGAGAGGTTGTATGAAGTCTATAACCGTACAGCTCCCTCATTCAGTGAATAGGAAAGGGAATTTCGTCATTGCAGAACGACTTAGCGGCGAAGCGCGCGTCGATCTGACGTTCTATAAGAAGGTTCGCTCCGGCGATCTCGATAATCGGATTAAACCGGTTGTGAACGCGCTTGAAGCGGCTGGCTTAAAAGTCGTAAGTATTACGGCGAGGTTTCGACAGAGTAAAAACGAAAGAACGGTGATTAAATGGGCTACGATATAGAAGAATTTTGCGGACATACGCTCAAAGACTACGACGACGGAGGCGCTCACGCGCTCATATACGCCGAGATACCTGACCCATGGGTAGATTACGGCGACCGATACCTAGAGAAGACTCGCCGATACGAGACGCTCGACCTGCTACTTCGACTCGCGAGTTCGTACCTGGCGGGCAAGGACAATTCCGACAAGATTCAGGCGCATCATGTGCGTCGCGCGTTCGACGTGATCTCTCGATTATGGCTAGACATTTAAAACTAAAATACCCGTGTCCGTTCCAGCCAGACCTTCCGAAGGCGTTCTATCTCAAGCGCGCGATAATCGGCGAGGAACCGTACATGCGCTGGATTCGCGACCTACTCGCCTTCTTCTACAACTCGCGTAAGAGTTTCGAGTCTTTGCAGAGCTGGTCGAAAGAAATTGTTGAAGCTGGGGAGCCGGAAGAGAAAGAATATAAGACGGGCGAGTGGGCGGATAAGGTTTCGCGGCAAGAGGTTCTCTATCCTATTGCAAAGAACGCCGAGACGGCGATTGAGCGGCTGAAATACGCAGAACATCTACTCTGGAGATGTTACTCTAGCGCGCTGATTCATTGTGAAATTAAGCATGAGCGCAAGCAGAAGAACGCGCTGGAACTAATACCGGTACTACTTGAAATACTCGGGGGAGGACATGAAAGTAGTTGTGAACAAAGTAGCGCCGAGCTCGGCGAAAGCAAAGAACAGTAGCGGCGGCTGGTGGTATGTGAATCCCGCCGCCGTCGCGTTCATCGACGCTGTGAAAGAAGCGATTGTCGAGCGCGTTCCTGACGAATGGAAGTACTACGACGTTTCGATTGTCATCGATCGTAAGCAGGATCGCGGGAAGTTGGCGTGTCGACTTAAAGTTACGCTCGACGCGCTCACTCATAGCGGATTCTGGAAGGACGATAGATATGTTGCAAAACTCTCTTTGAAATACGGCAAACTAGGGCGCGATCGGACAACGATCGTTGTGAGGGAGGCGAAGAAGAAGTGGAAGTGATTTTTAATAAGCTGTGGACGATCGCAATGAGATTAGACAGTCTCGAAGACGAAGTTCCCGATAGTCTATTCGACGAGATTCACGATATAGGCGACGACGTTAAAGAAGTATTAGCAGACTTAGCGGAGGTTATTGGTGGGGAAGATAATTAGAGACGACGCAGGCGCGCTTCGCGCTCAAGCGCGGCGATTAGCTGGCGACTACGGGAAATTCTACACGCCGGAATGCCTCGCGAAACTCCTCGTGCGACTCGGTGGAAAGAAAGGTGAAGTGCTCGACCCCGCCTGCGGCGCGGGCTCGCTTCTCGTCTACGCGCACGAGATACTTGGCGACGACAGTTACTACTACGGTCAAGAGATTAGCGGCGAGTCGTGCGCGCTCGCGCGAAAGAATCTGGAAGCGAACGGCGTTAGTAAATTCTGGATAGAATGGTGTAATACTCTCGAAGACGACGTCGATTTAGACGAAGGATTCGACTGCGTGCTCGCGAACCCGCCCTTCTCGACGAAGTGGAATCCAGCCGCCGTGCCGGACGACGAGCGATTTAGCGGGGGGTACGCGCCGAAATCGAAGGCAGACCTCGCGTTCGTTCAGCATGGATTATACTGGCTTAAAAACGGAGGGACAGCGGCGTATATCCTATTCCCCGGCGCGCTCTATCGTAGTGGCGCCGAGGCGAAGATTCGCGAGTCGTTCCTGAAATACGTTCGCGCAGTAATCGCGCTTCCGGCGAAGCTATTCGAGGAGACGGCGATAGCGACCGCGCTCGTCGTCTTCGAGAAAGTAGCGTCCAGCGACCCGATCTACTTCTACGACGCGTCCGAGATGTTCGTTGAGAAAGGGAAGAAACAGAACGTTATTACCGACGATCAGATAGAAGATATTGTTAGCGCGGTGAAGAATCGCGAAATGATCGAGGGGAAGGACGCCGAAGTCGAGCAGAAAGAAATACGAGACAACGGCTGTAATCTATCGCCGAACGCGTACATTGAGAAGAAGGTCGAGTCGGCGAATCCATACGACGGGCGCAGTATATTAGAAGTCATTGAAGACGGCGAAGCGTGGGCGGAATACAGCTATCGTTCTTCACGCCAGGCGTACGCTCAAATTAGAAAGAGCTTGGGATATGAATACAACGAAGAAGACGTCGAGTTCGACGTTGAGTCCATTAAGCCTTCAACGCACGATACGTTCCTTCAAAGAAAGTCTCCTACGACACGGCTACTCGGCGAATAGCGTTGACACATACGTCTACTCCGTAGAGCTATTTCAAAAGCTGTGCGGTTCGCTCTCCAAAGACGCGATACAGAGATTCAAAGAGCGGCTCATGGAGACCGGGAAGCCGGCTACGATCAATGTGAGAATTGCGGGAATTAACAAATTCCTGCAATTCATCGGAAAGTCGGAGTGGAAGACGACGCCGGTACGCATTCAGAATCGCACGTTCATTGAAAACGTGATTAGCGAAGCCGACTACGAATCGCTCAAAGCGTGCCTGCTTCGTGACGGGAATCTTCGTGGCTACTATATCGTCTGGACGCTCGCGGCGACAGGCGCGCGCATAAGCGAGTTTTTGCAAATGAAGGCTGAGCACGTCTATCGCGGCTACTTCGACATGTACGGGAAGGGCGGGAAGATGCGGCGAATCTACTTTCCAACGCGACTTCGCGAATCGTTCGCCGACTGGCTACGAGAGCAGAATATCGTCGGTCCAATATGGACTTCCACGAAGAAAGACGGCGTGCTCACGCCGAACGGAGTCGGGACGATACTCCGTTCGTTCGGGCGAAGGTATTCGATCGACGTTAAGGTCTGTCATCCGCATTCATTCCGACATTTTTACGCAAAGCAATTTCTCAAACGTTCGCACGACCTCACGCTACTCGCCGACCTCATGGGGCACGAGTCGCTTGACACGACGCGAATCTATCTTCGTCGTACGGCTGATGAACAGCGCGAGGAAGTGAATAGAATAGTGGTGTGGTAGAATGCCTGTATGTAGACACAGAGTGAATGGGAAGGAAGTTTGGCGCGTCCGACTTTCCAAGCGTCCAGAACGCCATATGTACTTCAATATCTCGCTTCCGAAAGAGACTGTCGACAAGTACAGCCAACTCGCACGCCGCTATATTAAAGGGGACGTGAGCGCCGACGAAATACGCAAATATCCTGACCTTTATATAAAAATGTGCAAGTACGGCTATATTGGCGGCTCAGAGCTACTCACGATCGCGGAAGCGGCTAATCTACTTCAGATAAGCTACGAATATCTCGCGTGTCTATCGCTCGGCGCACAGTACCCCGTCGACGTCGTTATGGCGAATGGACGGCGATACTTCGACAGGTCGAAACTGATCGCGTGGGCAATGAACTTTAAAGAGAAGGCGTCGAGAAACAAGGAAGCATGGGCGATTATACCACTTCTTTTTTCGCAGGAGTTCCAGAGCGAGTAATCGTCGAACTTCTCAAAGACAAAACGACTGGGCGTAATATCCTGTGGAGCGCCGACGGCGGCGATGAAATTACGCTAAACGACGTCGAGACAATGCGCCCGCGAGTGTATAAACGTCTGGAAGAACAGAAAGCGCGAACGAAGAGGCGCGCCGAGGTCTTTACTCCGGTCAAGGTCGTTAAGCAGATGAACGACTATCTGTGCGACGAAGCGAAAGACGAACTCCTCTACTCCACAACGTGTGAAATCACTTGCGGCGAGGCTCCCTTCATTACCTCTCGCTACGACACGACGACAGGTGAAGAAATACCAGTCGAAAATCGAGTAGGGCTACTCGATCGCAAGCTCAGACTCGCTCGCCGAGATGAAATTGAGCGCGTCGTGAAGACGGTCTACGGTTTCGAGTTCCAGGGCGATAATCTACTCATTGCGAGAGTGAACGTGTGGCGAACGATAGCGGAATACACTGAGCCGCTAGTGGACGTGATATGTTGGAATTTCTGGCAGATGGACGCCTTCACCGGGAAGTCCGGCGGCGTTGAATGCGTTATTATGGACTGGAACGAGATGAAGCCGGTGAAGTTCAACGACATGCTCCCGGAGGACACTAGGAAAGAGCTATGTTTAAAAGCGAAATCGAAAAAATGATAGCAAATCTTAGAATTATTTTGAATGAGCTTGAAATGAAACAACTGTCGGCGAAGACTCCGGAAGAAAGGATTAAATGGACTGTCGCATACCAAGACGTGTGCCGTGCGTATTCGGTGATTAGAGAATGGAACTCTTTAACCTAGAGGCTGAGCGTGGCGCGCTCGGCACGATTCTAATCGATCCGCGATTCTGCGACGAACTCGCGACTGTCGTACGCCCGGACGACTTCTACGAAGAAAAGCATCGCAAGATATACCGCTGTCTACTCGCGATGAACGCAGAGTCGACTGGCATCGATCTCGCGCTACTAACAGACCGACTTCGGAAACAGCACGAACTCGAAGACGTTGGCGGCGAGGCGTACCTTGCGGAGCTCATGACGAGCGTGCCGGTAACGATCCACGCCCGCTATTACGCGAGAATCGTTGCGGAATATGCGACTCGGCGCGCGCTAATCGATTCGTGCGAAAGTATCGCCGAGCGCGCTACTGCGCTTGAACCGTTACAAGAGCTCGTGTCGGCGGCGGAAGAACGCATCATAAATATCGGCGATCGGCGGCTAACGTCGAAACTGCTCACGCCGAAAGACTACGCGCCGCGCGTCGCTAAACTCGTCGACTCGCTCATGACATGCGAGAACGACGGACTCACGACCGGGCTGGACGAATTGGACAAGCTCATTAGTCTGCGCAATTCCGAGCTCATTATTCTCGCCGCGCGTCCTAGCATGGGAAAGACCGCGCTCGCAACGAATATCGCGTCCCACGTCGCATTCGACCTCAAACTCCCGGTCGCGTTCTTCACATTTGAAATGTCGCTTGAAGAAATTGCGCTGAGAATCGTTTGCTCTCGCGCGAGTCTGAACGCGAAGAAGGTTGTGTTCTGGTCGAAGAAAGAGACACAGCGATTCAACGAAGTCTTTAATGAGCTGCAGGAAAGCTCGCTAGTAATCGCCGACACTTCGGGCGGGACAGTCGGTGAAATCGGTTCGCTCTCACGGCGCATGAAGCGCACGTCCGGACTGTCGCTCATTGTCATCGACTACCTCGGGCTCATTGAGCCTGACAACGCCAGCGATCCGCGCCAGGAGCAGGTTGCTAAAATGTCGCGGCGTCTCAAACGTCTCGCGCGTGAGCTCGACGTGCCGGTACTATGTCTCGCTCAGCTCAATCGACAGGCGGAAGCGACGAAAGACAATCGCCCTCGTCTAAGTCATCTTCGCGAATCGGGCGCGATCGAGCAGGACGCCGACATTGTTATGTTCGTACACCGAGAGGAATATTACCACAAGAAAGAGGACGCCGAGGCGCAAGGTCTATCTGGACTCGCCGAAATTATCGTAGCGAAACAACGTAACGGTCCGGTCGGCGAAGCGAAAGTCAGCTGGATTAGCCGCTATACGCTCTTCGGCAATATAGAGACGCCGGAATCGGAGTATTACGACGATTTTTCAAAATTTGGGGGAACAAATGGACAAGATTAATGAACTCACTTATCATCAGAAAATCTACTACACGTCGCTAACTTATCTCGCGAAAACTGCTCATCGTGTCGCAAATTACGTCAATACCGATCAGATCGACGCGGCGAAGAAAGAGATCGCGTACTTACTGGAAACGATAGAGAGCGCGCAATTCGAGCTACTTGGGATTCCACACCATAAAAGCTAAAGTTGACAGCGCGCAATTCTGTGGTAAAGTAGATAAAACCCGCAAAAACAAGGGGCAATACTATGGAAATACAAGCAACATTCGACATACAGTGCGAGCTAGAATCTGACGGCGAACTGCCTAAGATTAAAATGATCGCCAACTCCGGCTCCGTGATGACGTTCGGAAAACAGAAATACGCTATCGACGTCGACGGCGTGTTCGGACACAACGAGTCTGTGCCGATTGTCTACGGTCATGAAGTCAGCGCCGGAATAGGTCATACAACGTCGATTAAGGCGGTCGACGGTCAGCTTCTCATCGAAGGCGTCGTGTCGCGTGAGACTCCCTTTGCGCAAGATTTCGTATCGAGCGCGAGAAAAGGATTCCCGTGGCAGGCGTCCGTCGGCGGAATGATTGTCGATAAGTTATCGTTGAAGAAGGGCGAGTCGGTCGAGCTTCATGGAAGTACGATCGAAGGAGCCTGCGATATAGTAACTAAATTCGAGCTGTTTGAGGTCTCGGTCGTCGAGTTCGGAGCCGACCCTGCAACAGCGTCTATGGTTGCGTCGTACGACGCTGAGAGGGAAGAAATGGAAAACGAAATCAAAGAAAATGAACTCCAGGATTCGATTCAGGCGATGAGAGACGAGCAAGCTAACGAACTGGAACGTATCGCCGAAATTCGCAAACGCTCGAACGGCGCGGACGAAGAAATTATGGCGACCGCGATTCGCGAAGGCTGGACGCCGGACAAGTTTGAGCTTGAATCGTTGCGCGCCGCGCGCCCGAAGGCGCCGAGTATCCACGTGCCGGAGAACGACGTGAACGAGGAAGCCCTCGAATGCGTCGCGCTTCGCGCCGCTGGCTTCACGCCCTCGGAGAAGAAATACTCCGATAAAACGCTGAGCGCCGCCGATCGTATTGGCGCGGTCGGTCTTCGCGACTTCCTAGAAACCGCTTCCGGCGGTCGACTCGACGCGCGTCGTCTTAACTCCCCCGAGGCGATTCGCGCCGAGTTTTCTACGCACAACTTGAATTATGTGCTGACGCGCTCCGTGAACGCAATTCTATTGGAAGCGTTCAACTACGTCGACTCATCGTGGAAGAAGGTCTTCAAAATCGGACGCGTGAACGACTTCAAAAAGGCTGAACGCTACCGACTCGATAGCGACTTCACGTACGAAGTCCTCGCGGACGGCGGGAAGATTAAGCATGGCGAGATTGCCGACTCGAAGTTTGAAGTTCAGGCGAAGACGCTTGCGACGATGTTCTCTATCACGCGTAAGGACATTGTAAACGACGACCTCGGCGCGCTCACCGATATTCCGCGTCAGTTCGGATTCGGCGCGGCTGAGACGATTAATAAATACTGCTGGTCGCTCTTCATGAATCCCGGCGACGGATTCTATACGACGGCTGCGGGCTCGCTCATCGAAAACAAGCCGCTGACGCTCGACAATCTGAGCGCCGCGCGCGCCGCGTTCATTACGCGCAAAAAGCAAAAGGCGACCTCGAAAGACGCTGAATCGCCGCTCGGCATTCCGCCAACTCTGCTCATTGTGCCGACCGCGCTCGAAGATAAGGCGCTCACGCTCACGAAAGCGACGCTCATTAATAACGGCGCGACTGCAGATAATCCCGCCGATTACAATCCGAATCACAATCGATTCCAAGTCGTCGGCGTTCCGTTCCTCGGGTACGCCAACTATACCGGCTATTCCGATACGACGTGGTATCTGGCGTGCGATCCGAATAGACTCGCCGCGTTCGAGATTAGCTTCCTGAATGGGAAGACCGCGCCGACCGTTGAACGTGCGGACGCGCCGTTCGACACGCTCGGAGTGCAGTATCGAGCGTATATCGATTTCGGAGTATCTGCGCAGGATAAGCGCGGAGTGGCGAAAGTAACGGCTAATTAGCCCCGAAGGCGACGCTCTCGCAAGGGAGCGTCGCGGAGAGTTTTAGACAATGTAGGACGGGCGCGACGACTTGGAGTACGCAGGAAGTCGAGGGATAGACGGAATTGAAGGCGCGGGGCGCGGGAGACTGCGCCCACGCTGAAGATCGTGTGTAATTTGTTTAGAAAAGGGGTACTCGCGCATCATGCCATATGTTACTTACGAAAATTACAGTTTTGTAATTAGAGAGAACACGGGTTCCACTCGCATTTTAGCGGCTCTTACTCTAGAGTCCGTGCGGGGCTATGACCAAAGGCTTCTGGATTTAGTTAATGTCGCGAATGAATACGCCAGCAATCATGCTAAGTATGAAGCGATAGACCCTTTATGGATTGGAGTTTATTCCTATAGCTCCGAACCGGACGGGGCGCCACCTGGCTATGCCTGTGTATGGGCGAAATATACCGAAGGAAACTCCGAAAGTCTATCCGGGGCTTTAAAAGCGTTAAGGAACAGTGCAATTGCGTATCAAAAAGCGGCATATGATGCTAGTTCCGAGGGCGGAATAGCGTACGCTAAAGATTATTTCACCAACTGCTTATCGCGAACACAACAGCTCGACACGCCCACCGATTTGACGGCGACAAATATTACGAATAATTCAGCGGATTTAGGGTGGAGCGCGATTGAAAACGCGAGTAATTACAGAGTAGACTACAGAATATACGGAGACACATTGTGGCAACAAACTACAAGCAATTAACGAGTTTAACCTCCGGAAGTCAGTACGAGTATCGCGTAACGGCGCTCGGCGACGGCACGACCTACACCGACTCAGACCCGTCTTCGATAGCGAACTTCTCCACGCTCACGCCGCTCGACGTACCGACGGGACTGACGCTCACGAAGACGACGTCTTCAATTAGCGCGACCTGGACGGCTGTTGCGCACGCGTCCGGGTACGTCGTGGCGTACGCAACAACGAACGGAAGCTGGACGGAATCCGAAGTCGCCGCCGCCGCCTTCACGCTCTCGTCGCTAGCGCAGGGCGTAAGCTACGACTTTAAAGTTAAGGCGATCGCACCGAATACCGCGTATGAAGCGAGCGCGTATTCAGCTGTTGTCTCGACGACTACGCTGATTAAGCTCGCGACGCCAGCGCCGTCGCTAACAACGACGACCAGTTCGATTACCGTTAGCTGGGCGGCGATCGCGAACGCAACGAGCTACGTCGTCGCATGGAAGACAGCTGGCGGTTCCTATGCCGAAGAATCGGTTACGGGCACGAGTTTCGTCAAAGACAATATCGGTGAAGGCGAGACCTATACCTTCAAGGTGCAAGCGATTACAACGAACGCCGCGTACGAGAATAGCGAGTACAGCGCCGAGATTAGCGACTCGTCTCAAATTACGCTCGCCACGCCCGCGCCCACGCTCACGAAGACAACGAACTCGATTACCGCTACTTGGACGGCGATTCCTAATGCGGGCGGCTACGTCGTTGCGTACAAGACCGGCTCCGGCGACTTCACAACCGTCGCGATTACCGATACGACGTATACGCTCAGCGGACTCGCGACCGGCGTAACGTACACGCTGAAAGTGAAGGCGACGAGCGATAACGACGCGTACGTCGACTCCGCTTACTCGGCTGAACGTTCGGCGACGACGCTAATTCCACTCTCAGCCCCGGCGAATCTCGCTGTCGATCAGATTACCAGTACGTCGGCGAGACTGTCCTGGGACGCCGTGGCGAACGCGATCGGATACAAAGTACAGTATCGTGTCTACGGCGAGACTGAATGGGAAGAAATCACTCTCAATTAGGAGAATTAAAAATGGGAAGACTAATACAAAACGGCGGATGCTTCGACTACACGAATACCGGTGAAACGACGATTCTGAGCGGCGACCCTGTGGTCGTCGGCGATATTGTTGGCGTCGCTGTGCGCGCAATTGAACCCGGCGAACTCGGCGCTATTTCGGTCGAAGGTATCTACGAACTAGCGAAAGATAACGCGGCGATCACGCTCGGCGCGGCTGTCTATGTAACGACAGCCGGTAAAGCGACCGCAACCGCAACGAACGCGAAGAAAGCTGGTTACGCTGTCGCGGCGGCGGCGGCGGGCGACGCGACGGTAAAAGTAATTCTTCGATGAGCGTAGATTTCTTTAAAAACGGAGTCTCCTACCTCCGTCGACAACTACTCGAGAACGCTTCCGATGAGATTACGGTCGAACGCAACGGCGATATCGTTGGAACGTTTCGAGCTGTCGTTGCGAAGTCAGAGTTCGAGGACGCCGATCGGGAAGGGAGGCGCGTGAACGTCTACGTCGTCGACTTCCTTATTCCCGGCGAGACGGAGTATTCGCCACAGAAGGGCGACGTCGTTCGCTATAATAATCAGCGATACGTCGTGCGCCCGCTTGGGAAAGAGGTCTGGCGGTGGGACGACCCGTACAAAGAGATGATGCGCGTTCACGCAATGCTATTTGAATGAAAGTCAACATAGACAACTTAAAAGCGAACGCTCGCTACGAGGTTCGCGTTCAAGCCCTCGGCGACTCGGCGCGCGGCGACGGCGATTCCGAATACACAACGATAGAGTTCTCGACGAAACTCGGCGGGAGTTTTATTGAGTTTTTCTGCGAAGAAGTCGCGTCGGTCATTACGAGTCTCACAGGATGCGCCGCCAGCGTCGCACTACTGGCGAACTACGATTCCACGAGTGAGAGCGACTTACAGATTACTATCTGTCCACGCTTCAATGAAGTGGAACGGTCGGGTAGGGGACTTTTAAAAGATAGAGTCGGCGTTAGCGTCGTCTTTCAAAAGAGAGTTCCCTATCAGACGATTACAGAATGCGCAGACGTGCTTTGCGTAATCCGCGAGTGCGTGCTAAAACTAGCAGACCAGGATGTAACAGTCGGACTCCCCTACTCCGTTGAATCGTTGGAAAGTCCAGAACTTTTCGATCAGAATCAACTGGAAGAAAACAACGTCTTCACATCAGTGATAGACGTTACGTACGTTGTAACGGCGACACATGGCTAAACGTTTTACCTTTTTTGACGACAAGAGCGTGCGACGCGCGCTCGACATGGGCACAAGGAAAGCTCTGTCGAAGTTCGGCGCGTACGTACGGCGGCGCGCAAAGTCGTCGATTCGTAAGAGAAAGAAAACGTCTGAGCCTGGACAGCCGCCTAGTTCGCACACGGGGAAGTTGCGAAAGTACATCTACTTCGGCTACGATCGAGCGCGTCGCTCAGTCGTAATCGGCGCGCTCCCGTTTTCGTCTTCACGCGCGCAAGAGGTGCTTGAGCATGGCGGACGCGCTCGGCGCGCCGTGAAGACATTCCGAGTAGGTGGTAGGGGACCGCTTAAAAGTCTCGACGTCCCCCACCCCGAACGATGGGGTAGACTCCATACGCCGTACCAAGCGGCGCGTGCTACGAGAATATACAATAGCGGGCTCACGGCGATCTATCGCCCACGCCCATATATGCGTCCGGCATTTCAAAAGGAAATGTCGGCGCTCTCTACGGAAATGAAAGACTTCTTGAATAAAGGATAGAAATATGGCTGATCCGACCTACTCGACCGTCGACCTTTCTAACAATATTGTCCTCGGCAAAGACTGCACGCTGAACGCAGGCGGCGGTAAACTGAACGGAGTAACGAGCGTCTCGATTACGTGTGAATCGGACGAAATCGACGTCTCGACTCGCGACGACAACGGCTTCGCGAAATCGCTTCCGGGTAAAAAGACCGTTACGGTTGACGTCGAGTTCAAGAGGATTAAAAACGACGCCGGACAGAGTAATCTCTATACGGCGTGGAAGAACTCCACCCCAATGGGCGTGAACCTCACAACTACAGGCGGCGCCGCGGTTATTAACACCGGCACGTTCGTTATTACGTCGTTGGAAGAATCACAAGACATGGACGACGCCGTTACGGTTTCGGCGTCGCTGAAGAATTATGGCGAGGTTACGCTGTCGTAGTAGCGAGGGGGGAAGATGCAAGAATTTCTCGATAGTAGCGGGCGTCGCTGGGCGCTTCGACTAACGCTCGGCGACGTCAAGCGCGTCATGGACGAGCTGGGAGTAAATCTTCTTAATCTCTCTCAGTTCGCCGATTCGTCGGAAGGCTCCGTTACGATGCGGCTCATTAACGACGACCTCTTCGTCGCTCAGATCATTGCGACGCTCCTTAAAAAGCAAGCGGAGAGTTACGCTGTTGAAAACGTGCTCGACCAGTTCGACGGCGCGACAATGAAGCGTGCGGCTGAGGCGTTCCTCGCTGAGTTCGCTTTTTTTTTCAAGGAACGACAGAGCGCGGCGGCGGAAGCGTTCGTCGAAGAAGTTCAAAAGGCGAGAGCCGCGATTGGAGCTGGCGCGACGTCTGCAGGTTAGCAGGACGCGCCGGAGTACCGAATTTCACCGATTACGCGCTCTACGAGCTCGTTGAATACTACAAAGGGCGCATGGCTGCTGAATGGGATCATACCTCGCTGCTGTGCGCCCTTATTGCTAACTGTCATTCGGCGAAGAAGAAATTTAAACCAAAACAATTTAATCCTTTCATGCGCGCGCCGAGACCGGAGTTGGACGGCAACGAAGCGCGTGAATGGCTGCGAAAGAAATTAAATGGCTAGCGCACAAACAATCCGTGCTGGTAAAGCGTTCGTTGAGCTGTCCGTTAAGGCGGACAACCTCACAGCGAAGATTCAGACGAGTCTAAATTCGCTCTCGACGAAGCTCGAAACGTTCTCGAAGTCGGCGTCACAGAAACTCGCGGACGCGTTTGTAGTCGCCGCGCCTGTCGGATTCGCAACGAAGATATTCGCCGACTTCGACGATCAAATGCGCGTCGTTCAGGCGGTCTCGGGCTCCACGGGTCAGGCGTTCGAGAAACTCACAGAGCAAGCGAAAGAGCTTGGACGAACTACTTCTTTTACCGCGTCCCAAGTCGCCGAAGGTATGGCGGGGCTCGGGCGCGCGGGCTTCAATTCCTCTGAAATTGAGAAGTCTATCGCCGCTGTTATGGCGCTGTCGAGAGCGACTTCGACCGATCTTGCGCTAGCGACAGATATAGCCGGGAATACGCTTCGCGCGTTCAACTTGGACGCCGCCGAGATGGGGCGTGTATGCGACGTACTCACAGCGACCGCGAACGGCTCCGCACAGACAGTTGAAGACCTCGGCGAGGCGTTGAAGTTCGTCGCTCCGATCGCCGCCCAAACTGGAATGTCGGTAGAAGATACCGCTAAAGTTCTAGGCACGCTCGCGAACTTCGGTATAAAGGGCTCAAACGCAGGCACAGCCTTCAAGAATATGCGCACGCGTATGGCGGATTCGTCCGTTCAGGCGGTCTACCAGAGTATCGGGGTAGAGACGGTCGACAAGGACACAGGCGCGCTTCGCGAACTGTCAGCCGTACTCAAAGACGTCGGACTCGCCGTGCAGAACATGCCGGACGCGCAACGACTCGACATATTCAAAGAACTATTCGGAATGTACGGTCTCGCTGGCGGCGCGGTCATGGCGACAGCGGAAGGTTTCGACGCTCTTTATACGGCGATCGATAACGCCGCCGGAGTCGCCGAGAAAACTCAGGCAACAATGGAGACCGGACTGGGCGGCGCTATTCGCTCTACCCTATCTGCGTGCGAAGGGCTCGCTATCGCGCTCGGCGACGCGATTACGCCCGCGCTTCTTGAGATAGGGGACGAGATTAAAGCGGCGACAGCGAAGTTCACGACGTGGATCGCGGCGAACAAGACGTTCTTCACATGGATCACGAAAACGTCCGCAAAGCTCCTAGCGTTCGGCGCGGCGACGGTCGTTGTCGCAACAGTAACGTCGAAATTAGTCGGAGCCGCGAAACTCGCCATCGCAGGATTCCGTGCGTTCGGCGCGGCGCTCGGCTGGCTGACAGGGGTAACAAAAGCTCTCGCGGCGGCTGAGGCGGCGAAGAATGCGGTCTCGGTCGCTACTAAGAGCGTGGAAGGCGCGAAGCTGGCAATGACGCAAGCGACGACGGCGGCTGAGATAGCGGCGGCGCAAGCGTCGTTGAACGCGGCGATGGCGGATCAGGCTCAAGCTCTCGCCGCTCAGAAAGCGACCGCCGCGCTCGCGATGCAGAAACTAGCGCTCGCCGGGGTGATCGGCGTCGCGGCTGGACTCGCGGCTGTTGCGGCTGGTATCGCCTATGTTACGGCGACCGCCGAGAAGGGTGCGACGAAGGCGAAAGAATACCGGACGGCGATTGAAGGTCAGGCGTCGGCGAACGAAGGACTCCGGCAGAAAGACGCTGAGTTATTCCAAGAGCTTCAAAATCTAGCTGAGCAGGGCGAACTCACGAATGAAGAGTTCGCGAGAGGGAAATCTATCATCGACCAGCTAACCTCTCGGTACGGCGATCTCGGAATTTCTATCGACGACGTTGCTAAAAAGTTTGGACTCGCGGCTGATTCGAAGGCGAAGTTCGACGCGGCGATTCGTGGCGCTCAGAAAAAAGACCTGGAAGCGCAGATTCAAGCCCTGCAGAATGAGAACGCGGAAATCGACAAAGCGATGAAGAAGTACACCGGGGACGGCTTCTCGTCGATGGCGGTGAATTACGGTCGTAAAGTCGGAAGCTGGTTCGGCGCCGACACTGCGGAAGAACGCGTCGAGTCGCTCGGCAACGACAAGCTCGCGAATATGAAACAGCTAGCTTCGCTTCGCCAGCAGTTGGACGCGCTCAATGAAGTCGACGAAGCGGCGAAGAAGGACGCTGAGGAGCAGGCGGAAGGCAAGGTCTCTGTTGTCGACACGCGCGTCGCGAACCAGACGTCGTCCGAGTTCGAGAAGAAACGAGCTGAAGAGGGGGTCGGCAAATACGAAGCTCAGCGCGCGCCGATTGAGAAAGAGTTCACCGAGTATCTCGACGCTCAAAAGAAGATCCTTGAAGCCGCGCTTCAAAAGGCGACTACCGACGAGGAACGACAGAAAGCACAGGAGACCTACGATACAAACGTTGCGTCGGCGACTGAATGGCGCGATTCTAAAATCGGCGCTATTAACGCGCAGGAACAGCGCGACGTAACGGCGAGTCAGCGCACGTCCGATCTCGCGCTCGCACAATCGCGGCTCTACACCGCTCAGACCGCGCACCGACTTAATCCGACCGACGAGTCGAAGAAAGAGCTCGACGACGCGGCGGCTTCGTTAAAGGAAGTCGAGAAAGCTAACGCTGAATCGCACGCGGAAGAAGCCTTCGCGAGATTGGACGCGGCGGCACAAGCTCTCAAAGACGCTCAGACCGCCGGGAACGCACCGCAAATTGAGGCGGCTCAGATCGAACTTGCGAACGCACAGCAAGAGGCGTCCAGCGCGTCGCAAGCTCTCGACGATTTAGTAAAGGAGTCCGTACCGGAGACGTCTAGCACGGGAACCTTCGACGCGTTTGAGGCGTTCGACATGACGAACGACTGGGAAAAAGAAGCGATGGAGCAGCAGACCGAGTGTCTAGAAACTATCTCTGAGACGCTATTAGCGGTACGAAAGAATCTCGAAGACGGTACGAAAGACGAAAATGGAGTTGTGGTGATCTAATGGCGACGCCCTTATTGAATGGAATTGTAGTCGGCGAACGCGACCGACAGGATCGCGAAGAAGGCGAGAATCCTCGCGCGACTAGATACTTCGTGATCACAGGAACAGACAACGGAGGCGAGGCGTACTCCGCGCTCGTGTCTTACCTCTACGTGAATTTCGACGACGGTTACGGAGGAATAGCGACATACGATATTCCGCTCAAGTCGATTAAAATGACGAAACTGGAAGGCGCCGACGCGTTCGACGCCGAATGTTCGTTTGAATTTCCAGCCGCGTCATCCGCCGATCAGGGCGTGAACGACCAGTCCTATACCCCGCCGGACGTTCAAGAGTGCGATTACCAATTCACAGCGACGGGTGGTACCTCACACGTTACGCACAGCGGAGCGACTTTGTATGCAGTGCCAGCCGTCGGCGAGACTGTGCGAGACTTCGGCGGCGGGATCGGGCTCAATAGCGAGGGGACGTACGACGGAGTAGACATTCTTACTCCCCGCTGTAACTTCACTATTTCGCAGTCGTTCCCACAGAACTGGTTTAATACCTACTATCGAAAGACCATCGCGTCATGCATCGGCTGTACTAATCTCTACGCGTTCGACGGCTTCCCGGCGGGGTGCGTGCAGTTGAAAAGCGTCGACGCTAAGCCGGTCTGGTTCAGCTACCCTGACCAATACGGAAATATGATGAAGGACTGGTACTGGCGCGCGTCGTTTCGATTCGACGTCATGCCGCAGATGAGCTTGCAGTTTGGCGGTCAGACCATTGTGAAAAGAGGTTTCGATTACCTCTGGAAACTCACTGAGAAGACCGAAGACGCGAACGGGAACGCCACGTCCAGAATCGTTCAAGTGAACGTCGAACAGGTCTACGGCTCATTCGACTTTGAGGAACTCAGTTTACCTTTGCCAGCATGAAAAACGAATTACCAGCACAGACTCTATCTGACGTCGCTCAAGCATGGAAAGCGGGGAATCTCGCGAACTCCGGGAACACATACAAACGTTCGTCGACGTATGTAGTCGGGAAGAATACCGGACCGTCGGTTAGTAAAAACACACCCTGCACTATTACAGGATTCTCTCTCGACCTTCCGTTCGCGAAAGCGTACAAGAAGATGCTCGACGACTCGCTTCGTGTGAAGTTTCGCTATACGAACCAGCCGTCCGAGGAGCCTGTCTTCGCGATTGAGCCGATCAAAAGAAACTGTTACGGCCGACTTGAAGGCGACGTTGTATTCGGCGTCGTTACATTTCTCGATACAACGCACACGTACGCGACTACTCAATTCGGCTCAGCTGAGTCTGGACCGTATCACATTGTCGCTCGGTCGGGATTCTACAATAACAAAGCTGTCTGTGCGCTCATGAAGGTCGGCGGCGAGAGCAAAGACGTTAAGCTGGACGTCGAGAGACAGCAGTTCGTCAAGAGTATCAATTACTCCTACGAAAAAGCGAATTTAGCGACAAGCACAACAACTCCAACAACACTTTCTCGCGCAACGCCTTCAACAACACTGGATATAATCACATCTGTCGACGCAACGACAGGCTCGCTCACTCTCACGCCGGAGACAGGAACAGCCGTTACGTCCGTGACGCCGGCGAACGGAAGCGCAGTTGAGAGCGTGTCGCCGTCTTCAACTCAGGTAGTGGCGTCGATAGAGACGACGCCGGGGAAATTCATCACGGAAGTCTCTACGGAGGACGCACAGTTCGTCAACGACGTTACGACAGAAGACGCTAGCTTTCTCACAAAGATAACACCTCAGAAAGAGAACTTCGTAACGGAAGTTTCGACCGAAGACGACCAATTTGTGAAGTCGATTGAAACTTCCGACGTCGACGTGATCACCGAGGTGAAAACCGAAGATGAACAGTTCGTGAAGTCGATTGACACGGACGATGAGGTCGTCTGTAAAACGATTAAAACGACTCCTACTCAGGTAGTAGGGAGTTTAACTCCGGAAGACGGCGACGCTGTTACGTCTGTAACTGGGAAGGAAGTCCAGGTCATTACGAAGCTGTCGCCTCGTTCAGGGAAGGTACTCAAGGGCGTAACTCCACTCCCAGCGAAGGCTGTTACCGACGTTACGCCGCTCGTAACGGCGACCTTCATTCAGACATTGAACACTCCGACAGGCACTTTCGCAAAAGACCTCGCGACTACTCAGAAGACGGTCGTTACAAGCGCGTCGCTGGTCGTGGACGGCACAGCCGCCGGCGGCGGAATACAGGTCGTTACCTCCGTGGAGTGTGTGAATAATCAGATAGTAGTTGGTACTGCGTATATCAGATTAGCCGTTCAAACAGAGGTCGTGAACGTCGTACAGACCTTCACTCCTTCACCAGCTGTAACGTCCGTAACGCCTGCGAAGACCGACACGGCGATTAAATCTTTGAACGTGCCGAAAGAGAATTTCGTTAAAAGCATCACGCCGGAGCCGGAGTTCGCGGTGCTCGAAATTAAGCCGGAGACTGAAGCTGCTCTTGTGAACATCCAGGCGCCGACAGCGAAGTTTCTCACGAAGGTTACGCCCGTCGACAAGGCCGTGCTTGAATCCGCTGAAGTTGACGACCAGGCGACAGTGATTAAGTCCGTAACGCCGACGCCCGCCGCCGCGCTCACGAAAGCAACGGGGACCCCGGGAAAAGCTATTGGAACTGTTACGCCGACTCCCGCCGCCGCGCTCACGAAAGCGACGGGCACGCCGGGACAGGCTGTAACAGACGTTACGCCGACTGACGCGAAGGCGATTACCAAGGTTACGCCTTCTACGAGCGCGGCGCTCACAAGCGCGACGGGGACAGAGGGCGACGCTATCACAGCCGTTACGCCGACTCCAACTCAGGTCGTCGAGTCGATCGAGGCTCCGACAACGACCGTTGTAACCTCTGTCGAAGCGCCGACGAGCTCATTCCTCACATCCGCTTCGCTGGAAGGAGAGGTCGTTACCGCAATTGAGCCCACAGCGGAAACGATGCAGCTTCATACCTTTGAGGACGTCGAAGTTCCAGTGGTAACGTTTGGCGAATACACATTCCTGCGTAATTTAGAAACCACAAAAGGCGACGCCGTAACAGATGTCTCGGTGAAATAAATGGGAACATACAATATAGGCAGTTGTGGCTGTTGTGGCGGGTTAAGGTTTAACGGCAGGGGTTTTTATATTCTCAAGGTCGTTTACGATTTTACGCTCCAAGGCGACGTAGACGAGGGATTTACTCCTGCCCTGAGCGGAATCACACCTACATATGCCGCCACCGCGCCGTTCCCTGCCTGGTGGCGTTCCTGGCTTGGGATAGGCGACCAGTTTAAAAACGGACTTCAGGTGGAGGATGGGGAAGACAATCCGGAGCTATGGGTCGCGTTTAGCACATTAGCCGATATGCAGGCGGCGCCTGTTCCACGTTCCGTCCCCGCGCTTGGCACGCCCTTATGGCGACTCAACCTACAGCGGAGTTGTTTTGGAATTTCACTTACTGCGCCTTTTGAGTTACCTTTTACCGACCGGGGCGGTCAATACCTCCTGACCATTCCGGCAGGTACGGAATTCTATAACGGCGACTTTCAGTGGGCTAGGCAGTCGGCGTCGACTTTTGACGAGGACGACTATCTAACCTCGGCTACGTATTATTACGGCTATGAATTGTCAATTGAGAGCGCATGGGTGGCGCGAACGCAATGAAACAATGTAAGTATGCAACCGACACCGGGCGAATCTGGTGCAATTGCCCAGGCGTTAAATGCACGGAGATTGAATGTCGGAATCCAACGAGACTCGCCGCTATTCTTCCGGGCGGCGAAGGTCGACATGACGGCGCGAATTGGCATACAAAATATCCAGAAGGGGTAGAACGCAAGGACGCCGAGTACGTTCTTGTGCGCTCAATATTCTGTACAGCCGACGAGTGCTACGACTGGTCTTGACGCCGATAGAAATTCTCCCTAATATCTGTATCGGTTTTGTATCGGTTTTTCGGCTGATTTTACAAGTTTTGAACACACGCCGACCTCGTATTTTCGCGAGTGAAACGCGTTTTGAATCGTTTCATAAGCCGTAGGTCACAGGTTCAAGTCCAGTTTCAGCCACTCGGGAATTTTCCGACTCAGATGAGTTTCGCCCAATGTAAGGGCGTCCAAAAAAACCGATACATGTATCGGTTTTTTTATTGGGGGAATTATGAAGATACCTAAATTGGCACATTTCAAGGCGAGGAATCTCGCCTATGTCAACGTTGGAAAGAGGAAAGTTTATCTCGGTAAATGGGGTGATCCAGAGACCGCGAGAAAGTACGCTGAGTTCATCGATAGACTAATAAACGGCGAAGTCGTCGGCGAAGAGAATAGCGTCGTGACGCTCGCCGATCTCGCGGCGACGTTCATGGAAGAAAGGAAGGACTATTACGTCGGTACTCAGCTGGGACGCTTTAAACTCGCGCTAGAGACGCCGCTTCGACTTTACGCCGACCTACCTGTCGACGAGTTTGGACCTACTAAGCTCCAAACGTGTCGACAGCAGATGATTGATTCTAACCGATTCGCGAGGACATATCTTAATACTCTAGTGAACTGTCTTCGCCATGTCTTTAAGTTCGGCGTCGAAAGAGAACTGGTTAAGCCGGAGACGCTATTAGCTCTACAATCGGTCTCGGCGATTAAACGTGGGCGCACTACTCTACGTGAAGCTCAGCCCGTGAAGCCGGTCTCGGCGCACGACGTCGACGCGACGCTCGCGATACTGACGCCTACTCTCGCCGCGATGGTTACGGTACAGCGATACACCGGAATGCGTCCGGCGGAAGTCTGTATTATGCGCGGGGTAGACCTCGATAGAACAGTCCAGCCGTGGATATACACTCTTTCTCACGACAAAACAGACTACCGGCGAAACGTTGGAGACAAACGAACGATTCCAATAGGGGAGCGCGCACAGAAAGCAATTGAGCCATTCCTAACGAATGGTTATTTGTTCACCCCGCTGAACGCTCAGGAAGAACGGGCGGCGATACTTCGAGAATACCGAACGACTCCGGAGACGAAGCAGATGAGAGAGCGCGACGCGCGAACTCGGCGTCCGTACGGCGAACGATACACGACTCAGTCGTATGGACGCGCGATCGCGAGAGCTTGCGAACAAGCTGGCGTGCCGCGCTGGTCGCCGAATCAGCTTCGACATCTCTTTGCGACCGAGGTACGGGCTCAGTTCGGGCTGGAAGCGGCGCAGGTCATGCTCGGACACGCGCACGCCGACGTTACTCAGATATACGCCGAGAGGAATTTCGAGAAGGCGCGCGAGATTGCGGCTAAGATAGGATAAAAAAAAGAGCCCTCGAAAGAGGGCTCCGTTGTTACATCGTCGAGACAATCTGTGAGAGAGTCGCAACGGTCTCTTTGAGAGTTTTGAATCCCGGCGATTCAAGGCGCGTCTTCAACGCCTTCACGATGAATCCGGAGAAGCTCTCGCCGCGTTCGTCGCAAACTTCCTTTACTCGCTCTAAGAGTTGCGGGTCAATTGTGAAGGTCGCCTTCACACACTTTTCGTTTGGATTCTTCTGTTTCCTGCCCATCACTCCACCTCGATCGAATACCGTTTACCGGCGCGCTTGCCTCCGACGATTTTGAACAGACCGAGAACGTGCGTCGTGGACTGGTCTCCTACTTTAATCGTATATTGTAGCGCGCGGGGCTCCACCTCGAACACGACGCGCCCATTCTGAGTCTCGCTCTCGGCGTGGCGAAGCGCCTCTTCGATATTCTTCTTCAGCGCCGCGACCTGATCGCCATACTTGTGATTGCGGATGAGTTGAAATTCGTCGAAGTCGATTGACGAAATGAATTGGTCGATTGCGGTCTGTGTCATATTTCTTCCTTTCAAAAAGAGACGTAAAGTTCGTGAGCGACGCTCTCGCAGTAGCGCTTTTCGTCGTCGGTGAGAAGTCCGGTGTGAGCGTAACGATTGCGAATTTCGTTCACGTTCCAAACGCGAGTGAGTAGGTCCTGATCGAAGTCGGCGAACTCCTCTTCGTCTCGGTAGAGCGCGGCTCGAATCATCATTCCGCCGTAAGAGCAGCTCATTCTACCCCAGCACTCAGTGATCATTTTGCGCATTTTCACTTCGATGCGGTCGAAACCTTTGAAATAGGAGGCGTCGTCGACGATCGTTGTCTCAGGTTCAATCATCTTGAACGCGGCGGCGACTTCTTCCGGTAGTTCGACGAACTCGCCGTCGTGTTCAAGGCGTCCTTCGTAGAATAGATTGTGAGCGATGCAGTCGCGGAGTTCGACGGCGCCTTCGAGGAAGTACTGGAAATGACGGTCTTCGCGAGTCGCTTTCGCGAACTCATCCTCGTAGATTTCAGCGGCGTCGAAATAGCGACCGTCGCGAAGGCGATTAGCGGTCTGCGGTACGTCTGACTTAAAATCCCCGTAACGGCGGACTTCGTCGAGATCGCGATTCGCAAACGTCCAATCTTCTTCACATACCTTCGCGAGGTGCTCGTCGATCACATTCACAAAATATACTACGTTGACTTTCATGATTCATCCCTTTCGATTGTTGTGAGCGCCAATTCGCTCGATCTGGTAATAAGTATACCAACAAATTTAAAAAAGGGAATATCAAAAAACGAAAAAAGGCGTATTTTTTCAAATTTCCATACCGAGAGCGCGTAAGTACGCGACGCTTCGCGCGTGAGTCTTACTTTTAGCGACTTTTACGGTGTTCTCTTTTGCGGTCGACGCGCGTAGGAACGCCTCGGCGTCGCCGATCGTAACGTAGTACACGCCGTCGAGTCTCGTCGCACGGAGGAATATCTTCTCCTGCGTGCCGCGCGTGATCCAGTCGATTATCTGGCGTTCGCTTGGGCGACTGCCCTGAGCGAAGTATCTCTTGCGAAATTCGCGAACGGTAATTCTATCTGATAGTTCCATGGCGCACCTCAAAAGCGTGATTTAACCTGATTCGCGAACTCGACGATCTTCTGGTAGATACTCGGCGTGATATAGCCGCTCTCTAACCATTCGTGCGCGCTATTGAGATTCGAGTCGACGATCTCGATCGAAGACGCCGCCTTGATCGATTCGCACATCTGACGCCCCCAGTTTTTCTGTTCGTCCGTGCCGTCCACGACGACGGGCTCCTGGCTTACTTCCTCTACCTCGGCGTCTTGAATCTCCCAGTTCTCAATGAGCTCGCCGTACTCTTGCGACTTGAGCTTGCCGGTAGTGGTCGCGATCTCAATTTCGTTACGGAGCGCCTCGGTCGCGCCCTCCTCTGCTATTCGTCTTTTGAACTGGTCGACGAGGGAAGGGAACGTCTTACTTTTGTACTCTGCCCTGAGTTCGCGAAGTTCGTTCGGCGAGACGTTCGTCTGTGCGATTATCTTACCGACGTCCGCGAGCTCCTCCGGAGTCTTTGCGTTCGCGATGGCGTCGTGAAGCCAGCGCCCGTCGTCGTACTCGACAGGCTCCTCGCGCGCGTCCTGTAAGTCGTCAGCCCACTCCATGCCCATGACGATCTCCGGACAGGTCGATTTAATGAGAATGGACGCCGATCGATAGCGACACATGATTTGCGGCATCGTCTGCCACTTTGAACCATTCTTCTGTACCCAGCCGTTTTTCTCGGCGAACTTAATATCAACTCGCGGAGACGTGAAGGTCTCGCCGCTCGACAGCTCCGTGAAGGACGCGATAGAGTAGTAGTTCGGCACCTTCTCCTTCCACGTCTTACGCTGTCCGCGCTGGTCGCCCCAGCCGGAGAAGGTAACTTCGGTCTCGCCGTCGACTCCTTCGTCGAACTTAATACGGCTAAAACGACCGGAGCGATTCACGAGCGCGATCAGGAACTTCGACGAGAAGGACGCGCGATTGTCAATGACGTATATATCCGGAAAGACCGCTAGCGGGTTAAGGTCTAATCTCGCCGCCATATCGAGAGCGACGAGGCAGTCTTCCGCCTTACCTCGGAAGGCGTCTGGGACAAACTGAGTACGACTGAGCGCGTCCGCGATTTTAATCTTACTGTTGTACTTTTCAGGATTCTCAAAGACGCTGACGTAGCGTTCTGATTTAGTTATTTCGTTCATTTAAAAACCTCTTCATCTCGTCGGACACGTCGTCGAAGGAGATGTATTTGTTATCGCGGCGGGAAATCTCAATGAAGACCGCGCCGCGCGGGAATAACTTTCTATTCGGCTGGATGAGCGCACATTTAACAGACGACACGATTGAGTCGTCCTGCCAGACGCCGGCGCGCGTTATTGCGTCGAGCGTCGGTTTAATTCGATTGTCGACGTCAATGTTCTTGCGCTGTGGTACGATATATATAACGACGTCCACTGCGTTCCAGTCGATTCGTTGAGTCCACCGCTGCGCCGCGTAAGAGTAGAACTCCTTCGCGGCGCGCGAGAGGAAGTTCATCCCTCTCGCGTGGCGGTACATACTGTTAGCGCTGGGCGGACATAAGTCCAGCCAGATGAATTTAGTCATAGCAGTAATCAAGTAGCGATAGTCGTTTAGCCGGTTTCGGAGTACGTTTGGGAGCGACGAGTTTCGGCTGTTTGTATTCGTAGCGGTAGATACTCCACAGGTGAATAGCGATCGCGCGCGCGACGGCGTCTGGGTCGCATCCGACTTTCGGAATAATTCGCGCCAGTTCGGCGCCGACTGACGAGACTGGGACGAAGTAATCGTCGACCGGTGTGTAGTCGACCAGCCGCGTAACGACTTGCGGTTCCTTCTCGGCGAATAGCGTAATGACGCACTTCTTCTTCGTCTCGGCTCCGACGTACAGCCAGCATTCGTCGACGACAGCCTTAGCGAGGCGCGCCATCGCGAATCTCTTATACTTGTCGTCCCAGGTCGATTTAATAAGGGTGTTCAAGGTCTTGTACATAGCATCTCCTACATATCTTTTAGTGGGTCATATTGATCAATGATTAGAAGATCATCGTATTTAGATTTGTATGTGCCAGTCTCGGCGAGCTTCCACTGGTATAGCCAGCAGTCGACTACGGAGTTCGCCTTCTCGATCACGTCGTCGGTAATAGAATACACGGCGACGCGATTCGGCGGATTCTTCTCAAATGCGAGAATATAGCAGTGGTCGTTTGTGCCGAGTATTCGACGATAGAACGCTAATTGAACGATGTATTTGTAGTCGTATATCTGGTAGCGGAATTTATCACGCCCGGTCGAGTCGTCGAAGCTAGACGTCGTCTTCACGTCGACGAGACCAGCTGAGGTATAGGCGTCGATTTTGCCTTTGACCTCGACGTCGCCGAGCGTCGTAGTAATAACCGAACGTATCGGCTGCTCGACGGCGTGCACCGTCTTCATGAGACGCGGCGCTTCCGGGTGCAAATAGTACTCTTGCATCATGCGCTCAATCGTCGCCGACTCGGCACCGCTGATTACCAGCTTGTTAGTGATCGCTGAGCGCGCGTCCTGATACGCTTTCGAGGTTGCGCCGAACGGTTCGCCGGTCTTTGGATTAATCGGCGGAGTGAAGATTGCGACGTCCTGAGCGTACCGATCGGGCGTGAGTAGACGTGAGTGGAATGCGCTTCCGAACCTCATAGCGTCGGTCTCGACGTCCTCAATTCCGGACTCCTTAAATACTCGCGGATCACGATGAAACTTCGCGAGAGTGTGGAAGTTCAGCGCCGGATCAGCCCGATATTCTTCTTCTGTTACGTTCCAGTCGAATTTCATCGTACTTTCATCCTTTCGTCGAAGTAGTAACCACGATCGTATTTGCGTTCGTGAAGAACGAGCTTGTGAGTCTTTGCGATAATTACGAGTAAGTGTCGCACGATCTCCGGAGTGGACATTGTAACGAGACGCCTATCTTCGTCTGTTAGTATCGAGTCGTGCAGATAGTCGTTGATTGGGACGTAGTACTTCATAAGGAAGTTCTCGGTTTCAATGAATCGTCGCCATTTTAACAGACGGCGATTCGCTAGCGCGGCGGCGGCGCGCTTATCGAAGTTAGTTTTATCTTGTGCGTAAGCGAGTCTCGCTTCCATGGCGGTCTGCCACGCTCTTACGAGATTCGTGAGCGTCTTGCGGAAATGTTTGAATCCGTCTTTCATTTTACTATTTTCGAGATTAGAGTTACGTTACACCAGATTAAGCCTGCGCCGAATCCGTACCAAGCGACGTCCGACCACGGCGACAGGGCTAAACAGATTCCGGCGAAGATGAACGGGAGTTTAGGTAGGTCTGACATACTGTTGGAAATAGAACGCTGGTTATCTTTCTCATCGACTCGACGACTTCGCGAGTCTCAGCTTGTGTGAACTGTGTTAGTCGTTCGTCGAAGATGTGCAGTAGGTTTCTAAGGTCTATGCGCATAAAGAACGACGTCTCGGTCGAGAGCGGGAGCACCGCTCGCGCCTGCTCCTTCTTCACGCCCTGTTGGACGAGTTCGTCGTAGACGGTGCGCGAATAATCCTCGTGCGCGACGATTGTGGAATACGCCGTGGCGGCGGCGTCCGGGTCTTCGATCTCCTTCATCCATTCTCGCGTAGTCGGTTCACAGTAACGGAGACTGCGTTCGAGATAGCTTGCCGTTCGATAGCGCATGAGCTGACGCGCGACGAAGATTGGACATTGAATCTTAAAGACGATCTGAGCGAACTCGAGAACGCTCAGATGTCGTGCGTTCACGCAGAATCGCAACGTCTTTAGCGCGTTCTCTTCGTCGGACTTGCCGCGCGAGTTCTGAGCAATGAGCCCGAGCTTCGCTTCGTCGTCCGGCATGTAGTCTATTAACGTGACGTCGGAGTAGAACATTGAATCCTCCTTTTAAGTTTACGTTTAAAATCTGCCATGATTTGATTCACGCGACTTTCGCTGACGCCGTGCTTAGCGCCGACTTCGCGTTGAAGACCACCGGCGAGACAATCGCGAACGACTTGAACGTAGTCGCGCGGCGTGCCGTGAAGGCAATCTTCGAGATATTCTTCGTACTCGTCAGGAGTGAAGCAGTAGGTCGTGTCGCCGTCGTGAACGCGATAGAACGGTGAACCGCTATCTGCGAGACAGTCGAAGAACTCCTGCGAGAATGGATACGTTTTGTTTTGGCGACTCTTTTTCCACGCGATGCGGTACTCGTCGAATAGGTCGCAGTAGACCTCATGCGCGTTCTTGCCGCCAAGCTTTAACGCGACGAAGTACGCGCTCTGCAAGACGTCGGCGAACGAGTCGACTGGGTATTTCCGCCAGAAATGAATGGCGGCTGATTCACATTTTTTCATAATCTCCCCCTAGGAGCCGGGAATTACCCCGGCTCCGCTTCGTTTAGTTTACCTGAAGC